TCTTTCTGCATCGGAGATTCTACAGGAACTACGAGATGCAGCAACACGATGGGGAACGTGTATAAACAAGACCCCGAAGACAAGAAAACCAGTAAAGAATAATAGGAATAATTACTACATGGAGGTAGGATATGAAAGTTGATACGTTTTTTAAGTTAAGTGAAATCTTTTTAGAAGAGTGTAAAGAGATTCAATTAGAAAAAGGTAAGGAATACACGATAGATGATGGGTCAAATACTGCGGATAAGTTCAGAAACTTCCGTTCTATTGGCGAAAGATTGAATTTAGACCCTAAACTTGTTCTATTAACCTATATGTTAAAACATATGGATTCTATCCGTACCTATGTTTTATATGGCAATGAAGGATCAGAAGGAATTAAATCCAGGTGTCAGGACTTGGTGAACTATTCTATTATGTTATGGGCAATGGATCACGAAGAAAAAACATTTGCAGAGTTAATTGACGATGCCTGATTTTCAATGGTTTTATGAATATGAGGTACGAGTAGAGAAGATAAAATACAATGGGACTCAAGGGAAAGGAAGTTGTCCTTTGGGTACGCACGATGATTCTAAACCTTCCTTTTCTTTCTCTATTGAAAATGGACAATGTAAATGCTTTTCATGTGGTTACAAGGGAAACGCATATCTTTTAGCGAAACAACTGAATATGCGCAAC